TTTACCCTTGGCGATATTATCGGCGTGCCGTGCCTTGAATGATGCGCGGCGTGCTTTGTCTGCGGCTGATTCACCTTTCTTCGGCGGTGATCCTGAAACACCTTGCTGGCCGAAGCGGATCAGCTTAACCGTATCGCCTTCCTTGGCAAGTACGGCATGGGACTTCTTTGGATTATTCGGCGTGCGCTTGGGCTTGTTGTAGCCCTCAAATTGCTCGCCGCGATAGGTGATCACTTGCGTTTCTTAGCAGTCTTAGCAGCGGCTTTGAATGCAGCAGCGCTAGGGCGGCCTTCTTCACCCTTGCGTGCCATGCGTTCTTTGCTGCCAGCTTCGATCCGCTTGCGTTTGGCGTTGATGTTGGCGTAAAGGCCGGGTTTCTTAGCCATCACTTCTTCTTGCGGGTTTTGCCGGCTTCGGACAATGCAATAGCAATCGCCTGCTTACGGCTTTTGACCTTAGGGCCTTTGCCGGGGCCTGGCTTGCCGCTTTGCAGCGTGCCGCGTTTGTACTCACCCATCACCTTGGCGACCTTGGCTTGGGATTTGGTTGGCTTTTTCATGCCCTCAGTTTACCGGCCCATAGCGGCTGCGCAGTTGCGCCAGCGTCAGCTCGGAGCCATCATCACGGACCAGCTTTGCCATGGCATCTGTTGGGCCGTACTTTTTGGCAAGGCGGTTAAAATATGCCACCTTGCCGGGGCCTAGCGCATCGGCCTGCGTAGTACGTGGCTGCTTTGCTAGCCATTGCCCGTAGGTTTCATTGCCTGGCACCGGCCCATCCATGCTTGCGCGTTTGCCTTCTGGTGGTGATGGTATGTCAAGTGCTTTGTAGTCGATCACTGGCACCGTAGTAGACCGACAATTGAAATGCTGCGGCGGCATTGGACCTTTGCCGTATTCGAACTCTTTACCATCTAATGCACGGCATATTGCGCTGGTTCTAGTATCAAGCGTTGCAATGTAGCGGTATTTCTTGGTGATGTCTTGATTGCCCTCGTACACCTGCTGACTGGCAGCATTAGCTACTTGGTTGATGCTTGTTCGTACTAATGCAATAATCTGATTATCTGCTACCTGCGTTAGCTGGCCGCCTGCTGCTGCTATCTGGCCTACGGTTTTTGCTTCTTCACCAAATTGCAGACTGCCGATTAGCCGCTTTGCTATTGATGGTGTTGTCTCACCAGTTAATAGGCCATTGCGTACAACTTGGCTGAACTGCTCAGCTTGTGATGTAGCAATACCGCGAAATGCCTTACTTACTACCTGCCCATTTGGTAGCGTGATGGTTGCACCTTGCGCAGCAGTAAGGCTATAGGTCTGCGGTGCGCCGTTGACTGCGGCAAATAGATCATCCGATAATGTGACAACATTAAGTTGCGTTGGATCTGTGGTAACAACAGATTGCGCAAACTGCGGGCTGATCTCTACGGTATTGATATTGCTGCGCAATATACCTTCGGGTAATGCTTTGCGTAACTGCTCAGTGACAAACTCCGATTGCAGCTCAGCAATGCCTTGCAGTTCAGTGGCGGTTAGCTCAGTCGCATCACCCGCCCAACCATCAAGTGATTCTTTCAACTGCGCCAGGATTGACCGCAGCCGTGCAGCCTTGACCGGTGCGGCAAGATCATCAATCACGCGCAACTGGTCTACTGCATCAATAATAATGTCGTTATAGGCATTGATGACACGCCGCGCAACGCTATTGCTATAGCGATTAAGGTCAATCGCATTTTTATATAGCCTTGCTGGTGTGCTCACATCCCTCTAACGCCAAATGCTTCAAGCGGCCATTCAGTACGGATATTTACATCAGCACCTTGGATCATTGCATCAAGGATAACATCTGCTAATTCATTAAAGCCATCTTCGCCATTTTCCATGATGGCAAATTCTGTTACCTTATTGTCTTTGATGTTGATGCGAACGATCGCCAACATATCAACAGGCAGCCGACCGCGTACAAAGGTAAGCGTTTGGCCACTGAAATCATGCTTAGTGCGACGGCGAAATAAATCGCGGATCCAGTCGATCATTGCAGGCCACCATTAGCGGTTGCGTCTACTTCTTCTTGTACATCAAAATCATCGCCTAGCACTTCACCATCTGATAATTGCATCAGTAGCGTTTCCTTGGTGATTGTGCCTGCGGTATAAAGTTGCAGCAGTGCATTAACGTCTGCTGGTTCCAACCTAGCGCCGATGAAATCACGATTTACCGTACAGCTACCTGCTGCCTCTTGCTGGCCCATGAATTGCGCATGAAACTTAAGGCTATTGTCGATCATGTCTTGTACGTTTTGCGCAATCACCATCATCGTGCTATCACCTTGACTGCGGTCGATCATCTTAGATGCTGCGGTTTCAGCCGATAGCTTCTGACCCAATACAGCAGACAGGCCTAGTTCATTGATTTGCGCTGCAATTTGATCTAACCGCTTGAATTGAAAATCAAAGCTGCGGCCTTGCGGTTCAACGTATTCTGCCCTGCCATCAGCGGGGAATGCTAATGCTTCACCGGGCCCTGCTGATACTTCTTCAGCACTTGTCGGAAAACCAAAAAATGCTAGCATCGGCACGGCTGAGATATGCAGTTGGTTATCAAGGTCTGATTGCACTTGATAGCTTTTTAGGTTTAGCTCTGCAATATCTTCCAGCGGTGGCCTCGATTCCATAAAGCCAACGCGGTTGCTATAGGCCACGCTGAATGGGATTTCTGACAGGCTTGTAGTGCCTTCATCAACTACTTTGTATTCGCCATTATCTTGGCGTTGATGGATTTGGTACTGCCCAGGCGTTAGGACACGCACCTGATCAATTTGCTTTTCGCCGTACTTGCTATCGGGGTCTGCCTCTAGTACGGTTTCTTGCAGCCGTAGTTGGATCAATCGCTGGGCGCCATCTTGTTGCTCGGTGCGATAACCAAGGATTTGACGTGGTGTATAAGTACACCAATAAGGACGGCCACCATTTGATGGTGCATCAACAAGGCAACCAATATGGCCATAACGTACCAGCTTGCGAGCGGTTTCGTATGTCCATACATTAAGGTCATTGCCTTGCATATCAACGTCGAATAACTGCTCGCGTATTGCGTCTGATACGTCTTGCAGCTTGACGGGCTTGCGCGTCAACATACCAGCGAGCATACGCTCTAGCCGCTGGTAATAGGGTGGCACAACACTACGCGCTAGGCGGTTGTCGTAGCTTTCGTCAAGCTCGCGTGGCTCCTGCGGTAGGTAGCGGCGATGCTTGCGCCTCATGCCGTAGGTGCCTTGCAGTAAATCCTCAATCAGGATCCAATGCGGCTCCTGCGCATACCACGCGGAATTAGGATCCCCAACCTGCGCGATGCGCCGTTCGGTGACTTTGCGATCGTAGGCGGCTGGGGTGCTATACATTGGCGGTTAATCAGTGTCTTTACTTTAGGGTCATTCTGCATCCTCTTCCTCTTCTTCGTCAGCCAGCATATCAAAGGCCAGGCGCTGCTTTACCAGCTCCAGAGCACCAAGAACCTCAATGGCGGTAACATCTTCAAGGCTGTCAACCAGATTATCGAGAGCGGTCAGGAAGTCTTCCATGGGTTTGGATGTAGACGGCATCAGTATACCCTAACGCCAGTGCCCCGTCCAGCCCCAGCGTGCAATGGGTTGAACTCACGCCATACCAAGTATCCGATGGCATCATTCATGTGGTCATAGCCGCCATCCTTATCGGGTTCACCGCGTTCGCTGTAGCTTTGAAGCTCCAGGCATTCGATCAACTTACGGCAACTGTGGTCAATGTGCAGACGGATTTCACCTTTGCCATTTTCCATCAATGCTTGCATTGCTGCCACACGATCACGCACGGGCGGGTTAGCGCGTGGTGACTGATTCGACATGCCATAAGATTCAAGGATTGCAATATCGGTCTGGCTTGCGTTGGTACTACGATTGCCGCCACTTGCATCTGGATAAACGTAAAGGCGATGGTCTGGGTAGCGTGCTTTGATCGTTTGAGCTAAAGCATCAGTATCATGCGCACCGCTGATCTCATCAAATACTTGTAATGTCTTGCCATTGCGGTAGGCGATTACAGCAGACATATTGCCTACGTTAAAGTCAACGCCAATACGGAGCGGTTCACGGTATGATGGCGCCTCGATTGCGGTTACATGCTTTGCGCGATCGAAGCGGTCATACACCTGGCCTGTGGTGAGGTTGACAAATTCACCATCTAGGTATGCCTTAAGTAGTTGCGGGTCATAGTTTGCTTCAAGCCGTTCAATGAAGTCTGCCGGCAGGTATGGATTATCTTGCGTGCGCATCCTGATAAGCCGCCGATCGTTGCGGCCTTTGCCATCTTCACTGGCGAATGTTTGCCACATCCATCTAAATCCCTCTGGTGTTGATGCAGCCGCAAATTGGCGTATATTACCAGCACGTAAACGGCCAAGGATCTTTGGAAATGCTTTGTTCGCTATTGCAGGTGCAACGGTGTCGATTTCATCAGCAAGTATCCACGCAGCATTGATACCAATAATGCGCTGCCAATTCTCAAAGCTGCGGCATAGAATCTTAGTATCACCGCCAGGTAAATGCAGCATATATTCTGGCAATGGCGATGCCCTAAACGTATATGGTATGTCGTATGCTTCTAGGAAATCATCAAAGTCGCTTTGCCAAATATCACGAATCAATGGGCCTGTAGG